CCTTATGAGAGTTCTTCATATGTAATAGTACAAGCTAAGTCATTAGCTGCACTAGCAGTAACACCGATTGATGTGTTCTCTTCTAAGTATAATCCCATGTTCTTATCTATAACAATAAGAGATGCATCTGCTGGTACGGATATAGTAGATGCTAATACTACTGGTGTACCACCAATATCATCTTCAGGATATATTCCTACAGTTATTGATGCTGCACTAGTACCATCTACGTTAGCTACAACTAAGCTATTAACTTTCATAACTTTACCAGATGATGCAGGATTCTCTAACAGTTGCACTGCTGATGTACCTGTTAGTAATAATGTGTCTGTCTTTGCAGTAATGGTAGCTACATTGACAATATTAGGTGCTGACATTTTTTATCTCCTTTTAGCCAAATACCATTGCCATTGCAATAGCCTTACCTGTTGATGCTCTAGCATTTAATTGTGTTTGTATGTTACTTGATACACCATCTAAGTAATCAAATTCTGTATTAGTAACACCAGTATCGTATAGATCTTTAAGATAGTTTAGTTCAGTTACAGATCCGTTATACCCATCTAGTTTATTTAGTTCTGCACCAGTAGATGTAACTGCTGTACCTGCATAGTTTAAGTTACCTGCTGCTATATTAACTTCACCAGTTCCTTTTGGTGTAATGTCTATATCGATGTTAGTATCATCACCCATAACTCCGACAACTACAGATCCACTTGATGCTGAGTTAGTTACCTCTAAAGCATTTACAGCAGAACTAGCTGTTTGAAATACTAATGCCTCATTACCGTTTGCATCAGCAATAAAACCACCATCGACTATCTTAGGTGCGGTTAGTGTTTTGTTTGTAAGTGTTTTACTAGTACCAGCAAGGTAGGTATCAAATGTATCGACATTTGTATGTCTCATTACACCACCATCATTAGTAACAATACCGTCACCTGATGCAACTGCTGTAGTACCTACTGTAGATCCACCATCTAGTAAGTTAAACTCAGCAGCAGTAGCAGTAAGATCTGTACCAGCTATTTGTAAGCTAGTAGCGTTTACTTTACCACCAGAGCTATAGATAACACCTTTACTATTTACTATAGTTCCTGCACTTGCACCATCAAGTACGTTTAGTTCTGCACCTGAAGCAGTTAATCCAGTTACGTTATTAGATGTACCTGCAACAGTATCTACGTATACTTTAACAGACTGTTGAGTGGGAACTAATGTAGCACTATTAGAAGACATATTATCTTCATCTACAAATGCTGTTATTCCTATTGAACCATCATTTAGTGATCCAAAGTTTACTGCACCTGATGTTGTTATTGCAGAAGATCCTGTATCTATTGTACCAAAGCCAGAAGTAATACTACCAGTATCTAACGCACCAGTAGATACCAGGTTAGGCATTGCAGTTATCTCATCATCCAAATAAGCAGATAAAGTAGTAACTGCTATTTGTTTCATTACACCACCATCGTTAATAACAAGTCGATCTGCATCAACAACAGTCATACTAGCTGCACTAGATCCACCATCCATAACATTTAATTCTTCAGGTGTAGATGTAATCTGTGTTGTACTTACTGCTGCTAATACTGGAATTGTACCTGATTGATTAGGTAGGTTAATTGTACGATCAGCAGTAGGGTCTATAATAGTAAGTGTAGTTTCATTCTCATCAGCAGTAGCACCTTCAAACACGATTGCATTCTCTGCATTCATTGTAACAGTATCTACAATTGTCTGTGTACCAGTAACTGTAAGATTACCTGCAACAGTTAAGTTATCGCCTATAGTTACCTCAGATGTACCATGTCCTATTGTTACAGCAGTACCTGATATGCCAGTACCGATAGATACTGACTCACTACTATTAGCTGTATCAACAATAAGGTAAGCATCTGATCCCTGTTTAATTGTAAATGCAGTAGCTGAGTTATCTGTTACAGCTACATTAATATCTGTTCCATCAGCAGAGATAGAGTCAAGAGCAATATCTCCTACATTAGTTATGTTACCATCACCTGCACTAATTGCTGTAGCACTAACAGTACCAGCAAATGCCGTGTTAGCTCCAGTAAATGTAGCAGCGGTAGTAGAACCAGATTTAACAATAAGATTGCCAGAGTTATTTGTTAATGCACCATACTGAGTACCTGCATCTTTTAAGATTACATCAGCACCATCTGCATCAAGTATAATATCTCCTGCACTATCTAATAACATATCACCAGAAGATAATGCTAGGGTTGTACCGTCAATGTTAAAGTTATCTATATCAATACCAGCATCAGCAGTGATCTTACCAGTAGAAGCAAGTGTTCCTCCTACGACTGTATTACCACTAATATCTGCTGTACCATTTATATCTATTGCAGTAGCAGTAAGATCTATTTCATCTGTAGCTCCAAGAGATAATACAGCATTACTAGAGCCATGAATAAATTGTGAGGCATCATTAAACTGTATCTTATTAGTAGAATTAAGAAGTACTCCAGTATTATGAACATGGGTAAGAGTAACATCTTGATCTTCTCCTAATCCTATTACAGCACCGTCTGCTAAGAATAAGTCACTAAATTCTAACGACGTAGTACCTAAAGAAGCACCATCAGAAGCATTAGGTAAAAATGCTGTAGAAGCCGTTATGTTTGTTCCAGTAAGCGCACCAGTAACTCCTAGTGTACCAGCTACAGTAGCGTTTACATCTACGTCAAGAGTATCTATGTGTGCAATACCATCTATAAACATATCTTTAAATTCTAATGACGCTGTACCTAAATCTATATCATTAGTTGTTATAGGGACAACAGCACCATCCTGTATTCGTAATTGTTGTGTAGCTGCACCACCTACTTCATTGTAAAACTCTATGTGATTATTAGCAGTATCTACTAATACCATGTTACGTTGGTCAGCATCAGCTACTCTATCTATAGGTGGACCTTCTGCTGATGTCCCATCATGTGAGTGACCTGTAGAATTATTAAATGCGTTAAGTACTTGGTTAAGTTCTGCGTTAAGTGGTGCTGCTGAGATAACCTCACCGCTAACTATTTGTGCTGCTGATTGTCTAGTATATCCTGCCATTATCTGTATCCTGCATCCTGATAAGTTATGGAGAACCCACTAACACTGTAAGGTGCTTGGGTTCCAGTTGATGTTATGACCAAAGATATTGCTCTCCCTGATCCTTCTATATTTGTTTCTAATACTGGACTTGATGATCCATCAAACGTAAATGATGCATCGTAAGTACTATTAGTTGTAGTATATCTTGATAAAGCTCCTGCTGTCGTTAATGAATATGTAGTAGGATCTGGCGTATTATTGTCATCCCAGTTGTAAGCTATACCTAAGTTCAAACTGGAAGACCCCTCTGGTCTAGTAAATAACGATACGTGTTGGAATATTTTGCGTTTTTCGGTAGAGTCGAAATATAAAAAGGGAGTTGCGTAAACTGCCGTAACATCAGCAGTATCAAAAGTATTACCGCTTTCTTGCTGATATATCTCACCGTTTAAATCTCCATGTAATACTACTTCAACATCATTGATTAAACCACTAGTAGCGACAAAAGCTCTTATGCCTAATAGTTCACCAAACTCCCAACCTACTCTTCTATCTGCAAACCTAAGACCACCTATTATACCTGCTGTATCTGAAGCAGCAGTAGTTGTCTTAGGAAAGAAGTAACGGAACTGAGATTTATTTCTAATGACCACAGAAGACATATTAGTTAAGTCATGTGTACTAGGCAGTGATTGCAGCAACTGTTGTACAGGTTTAGAAATAGTTTCAAGTTCTATGTCACCGATTCTGGCAGTACCTTGAATAGGTCGAATACCGTCAGAGGCTAAAAATAATACATCACCACCTATTTCAATAATACTATCTGTGGCAATACATCCGATATTATTTGTTACTTCAGCTAAAGCAAAATCTGAAGTACTAGATCCAGTTAATCTTTTTATTTTGTCCTTACCAAATACATATAAGCTATCTCTAAACTTAGCTATACCTGTTATATTAAAACCTACATTTATACTTCCAGCACCACTAGCAGTTCTAAATCTATTGTCTACATTAGGTTCACTAAAAAGTAATTTGTTTTCACCTAACCCTGTACTAGGAAACCCTGCATAAAACTGATGATTTCTAAAGTCTGTTGTCATTGAAGCTCCTGCTGGAGAAGCATCATCTGACGTAGTATGCTCACTAAAAGTAGATCCATCAAACTTAGCAGGTGTACTAGTACCATCACATATTATAACAGATTCAGTACCTGTAAATGAATTAATACTTTCTCTTAACTTTAAAACATTTATGTTAGATCTATTAGACGATACTGCAATCCAACCAGAAGTAGAGTACTTATATATAGAATATGATTGACTGTATGTAGCTGTTACTGATGTACCAGCCCCACCACTTACTGTGGAGGTAGCCAATGAAGTAAATGATACTGTGTAAGTGTTTGCGTCAGGTACAGATACTACTGTCATTTCTACAGCATTTGGAGTTATACCTCCTATAGCTGCACTACCTGCAAATGTTACTTTATGTCCTACAGATAAACCATGACTACTGTGTGTAACTGTTATTGTTGCGCTACCATTAGAAACCGCAAAAGGATTATCTGGTAGGTCTTGTGTAATTGCATTCACTTTAAATTTTACTGAACTACCACCACCAGTAGCACCAGAAGATGCAGCAGATGTAAACGCTACAGTGTAAGTATTAGCATCTGCTACTGTTAAAATTGCCATGTCTACTCCATTTGGAGTAATTCCACCAACAGCAGCAGACCCTGAAAATTGTACTCTATTTCCTACTACTAATCCATGACTACTTTGTGTAACAGTTATAGTAGCACTACCATTAGTAACTACAAAAGGATTAGAACCTAACGAACCATTGTGATCTTTTGTATTTCTTCTAGCTGCATAAGGTACACCATCTAATATCCAAAGACCTATTACTGATCCAGTACCTAAGATAGAGCCATAAGTAGAATTATAATCAGCATATCCACTTATACGTCTATAACCACCAAACTGTGATACTTCCATATTTAACATACGCAAAGCTGCCCCAGGATTAGTGGTAGCTAGAGCTAAAGCATCCTCATTGGTAAATAAACCACCTTTAGAAAGGACGGTTGCATCCTTTAAAGCATCTACCATTAAGCATTACCATGAGGTACATTTATTAATCTACTTACGCGAGTATCTCTAACATCTGTAAATCTATTGATTAGAAGAGTTCTCATTCGATCAATACCTTCATCAAACTTTGCTTTTACTAATTGAGCCTGTTGAGCATTATCTCTAAACATAAAGCAATGATATAAAGCACCATCAATAACTACGTGCTTATATGCATCTGGTACAGACATGGTATCTGTAGCATTTGTCAAATCAGTAGCATAGGCAAAGTAACTATAGCTTACACTATACGTAGCATCAGGTCTAGGAGTAAATCCTACTTTATTATCTAATGTACGATAAACATAAACAGGCTGATCAAAATCACCTGTACCTGCTTCTGCATCTCTTTCAAAGAATCTTTTTATAAATGTATCATAGTCTATTAGTTTTAAATTACGTGCTGAATGATTATTATCCGCATCATAGTTTATTCTAAATGAATCCCAATCAGCTATTTTAAAGTCAGATTCTAATGCGTACTCTTGTGTCCCTATTACTAGTGTTAAAGAACCAGCAGTAAAGTTAAAAGGAAATTCAAATTCTCTTTGGGATATTTCTTGTATTGAACTATTTATAGCATCTTTAACTTGTGCGCGAAAACCTGTAGCATTTGGAAAATCAGTTGCAGTTAATTCAACTTCATTCAAACGTCTAAGGGTATCATTAACTAATGTCAAATAGGTTGTTGTCATATCTCACCCAAATTAAAGAAGGGGGTAGCCCCAATACAGAACTACCCCACAATACTTTATTATGCCAAGGCATCTCTTGCAGCAGCCGTTGGGTATGCCCCATTAGCAGTACAATCAATAAGTAAAGCATACACTCTACATACACCTACAGCAGCAGCAGCTCCTGCCAATTTAAGATCAATCGTGTCTTCCGTGCCGACAAGTTGAAGATAAGTTGACGCAGCGTTAGTAATTAGTAGATTGGTTTGTCCGTTAGTACCTGCGACACCAAAAGTCCCAGCAGCACTAGTCATATCAAAACCGTCTACCATGTCATCACCAGCAGCAAAGTCTAAGTCTCCTGTAACACTAGCAGTAAACGGAGTTACTATTTGAAGACCAGCGTTAAAGACTATAGTACCAACAGGGATTGTTAGCATCTGAAAGATATCCCCATCAGAAATAGTATTACCAGCAGTAATTAGTTTAGGAATATCCAGATATGCTTCAATCTGGTAAAAAGGGTTATTCCCAAAGTGTGCTGGTAAAGTACCATCAGAGTTTGCACCTACACCTGCTGTAGATGATGCAGTAAGATCAAAAGTAGCCATTGTCTATTCTCCCTTAACCTGCAATATTATAGTGAGCGCGAACTAGTGCTTCTGGACGAAGAACTTTGCGACCATATAAATGCATACCACGAACAATATCAGCAAAGCTGTCATTATCACGATATGTTTCTACCTTCTCTACTTGAGAAGCTGTAGCAACAGCAGAGTCATGCCCTGCAACAATTGCCCCAAAGTGGGAAGCAGAACCGTTGGTATCAATTGTACCTGGGCCTGTGCCTATTGATGGTAAATTGTTAGACATATAAACTCTGAAACCCCTAATTAAACCAGAGATAATGCGACCATTACGTAGAATGTCAGGATTACCTGAAGCAAAATCACTATTTAATAGTTTGGAGTTTTCGTCGTTAAGCTGTTCAGCGAATACTGGATCGACAACAACCCAACGTCCATCACGGTCAACATTTTGTTGATCAAGTAAACGAGCCATACGGTTTAGCACTTCCAATGGAGTTGCTTCACCAGTAGATCCGTCTGCATGAGTTGCGATTGAGTCGGTAGCAGCACCACCAGAAACAAAACTGTTACGAGCAATTAACATGGAAGCTAGTAAACCGTTGGCTGCTGCTCCTGCAATAGGATCAGTACCTGATTTATCTCCAGCTACTCTAGCGGTTCCAGCATTAGCACTAATTGTAGCTTGTTTGAAACCTGTTAAGTAACCTAGAACTTCTTGGTCAAATTGATCTTTTAGACGATAGCCAGCACGATCACTAGCCATTGACTCAAAGTTTACATGAGAATGAGCTTCTTCAATGTCATCAATTTTAAAAGCAAAGTAGTTAGCTTTATCAACGACTAGAGTAAAGTCATCATCTTGTAGGTCTTGTGGCTGTACTTGTGTGCCACGGGCATATTCTTGAACCGTTATTTCAGGCTCTTTAATGATACGCACTGTATCACCAAAATTTGCGATCTCACCAAAGTAATCACTGTTGGTAATATCTTCACATATACTAGTTTTACGAAAAGCTGACTGTACCTTCTTGCTGTAAATTACAGGTGAGAAGTTACCATTAGGTAGATTTCCGTAACCAGTTGCAGTCTTAAAAGCCATTGGTTATCTCCTTTCGGCTATATATCGAAACGAGCCAACTTTGACAGTTTCAAGGCTACATCTTTAGGGTGAGGATAATCCTGGCCTAACGATTGTAGGTAGTTGATATGTTTAGAGTTAGCATGAACAGGAGGTAGTCTTTTGTAACTTCAGAAGAGGCTCCTAAAAGAAACTAGCTATGTTTTATTTATAGCTAGTTTTATAATTGTCTGTAGTATAACACATTTAGTTTAAATTGTCAAGTACTTTATCTAGCGCCAGCAGTTAAATCATACACAAATGTACCATTTTTAATTGATTCTGAGATAGCTTCTTCATGTTTATCCCAATCTGTAGCACTAAGGTTTTGCACTTTTGATTCTGACCAGCCATTTTTATCTGATATTGTAGGTTCATCAGATCGTTTAGCATTGGAAACAGACCTAGCAGCATCTTTAGTAGCACTAGCTTTTTTTGATCCTCGTTTAGTTTCTAACTTATAAAGATCTATTGCTTTACCTGCTGCAAGATGATCGGTATCATTTTCATATAAAGCAGATTGTATCCACTTAGGTTGTATTTCTACCCAATCATGGAAAGCTTGATCTGCCCTTATGTCTGCAAAATCTGGATGAAGTTTTTCTAATTCATTTTCAGCTTTTTCTACTTTAACTTTATTTTGCATTTCATCTACGTAACGTAGTTTTTCATCTACATCTTTACGTGCTTCAACTGCTTTTTTAGTTGCAATAGTTTCTACTATTTTTGCGACATCTGGATATTGTTCTGTCCATTTTTCTAGCTCTTCATCAGTCTTAGGTAACTTTACTTGCTTTCTAGTTAAACCATCTATCTGAGATTTTAATTTACGCAACTCTTCTGTATGTTGTTCTTGTGTTCTTTGTTGATGTCTACGTAAATCTCCGTATCGTTTTTTAAATGTTTCCTCTTCAGGGTTTAAGGTTTCAACCTCTTCTTCTTTTTCTTCTACACCTTTTCTTACTGCTTCTAGTTCTTCTATTTCTTTATCTTCTTGTTCTATTGTAGATCTATTATATTTCATTGTTGTTGATTTAGGTGTTGCTTGTACTATATCCATTTTATTTACTTTCTTATGGGGGCATCTAGTAGCTTTTCACCATGAAAAGGGTAGAAGGTAGCCCGACTTAATTGGTGTAGGTTTGTTACTGTACGTAACCCACACCTTCAACGTATCGTTGTCCACTCATTAAACCAGTTCCTTTAGATTCATCTGGTGGAGGAGTAGGTCTAATTACAGATTGACCTTTTAGTTGACTTGTTGCAAATTCTAATGTATCAACATCTGCTAACCCATCTAAATTTAATTCTTGAATTGCATCTTTATAATACTGAGGAACATCTGAATTACTCATAATTTTATCTACATTAGCATTTATAACTGTTTCTACTTGACCACCTGAATTTTGATTCATGTCTGTATTGCCACCATCAAACATTGATGCATCCATTCCAAACTCATTGATCTCATTAAAGTATATTTTCTTTAACATATCTCTGTTGGTTGCACCTTCGGGTATGTCACTAGATTTTACACCGTCACGTATCATTCTACGTTTGTCAGCTAGGGCATCAAGA